TTGTGATTGGTGGGCGGACTCATTTCGAATTGAGGTGGACGCAATGAAACCATTCTGGAAACGAGTCGGCGCCTACGTGCTGCAACGTCTCGGCGAACCCACCACATGGGCAGGCATCATCACTGCTGGCACCGCGTTACTCGGCTGGACCGTGCCGCCGGACAAGCAGGCTGCCATCGTGACCATCGGCACCACCGCGGCCGGCATCCTGCTGATGGCAGCGCGCGAAGGACGCAACAAACCCGACAACCCATCCGTGGTCACCACGATCAAGGGTGAGATGCCGCCACCAAAACCCGCCATCGTGCCGCCAGCACCGGCGACGCAAACGGTCGCCATCGACCCGCAGCGTGTGCCCGTGGACAGCGCCGGCGAGCTGCAGGCTGGTCCAAACACATCGGAGCAAAAGTCATGATCAAACCGACCGTCGGTCGCGTCGTCTGGTTTCACGAGGCATTCGTTCCGGACCAACCGGAGCAGCCGCAAGCGGCGATCGTCACGTTCGTGCACAGCGACGCATGCGTGAATCTCGTCGTCTTCGACAAAGAAGGACACGCATCGGGACGGACGTCCGTGTTCCTTCGCCAAGAAGGCAAGGTCGCGCCGAGCGGCATGTTCTGCGAATGGATGCCATACCAGAAAGGCCAAGCCGCCAAGACCGAACTCGCAGAAGCCGAGCTGAAAGCGGCGCGCGCCTAGCCGCGCGTCATCACTCTACTCAGGAGTAACGTTATGCGTAGCAAGATTTTTCTCGTCGCGGCGATCGCCGCCGTTGTTGCCGTCGCCGCCGCGATGAGCGGCTGCGCGCAGATCCAAGCACAAGTGCTGCACGATGTGCAGCCGATCCTACGTGATGATGTCGCCGCCGCGCTCACGATCGCTGAGAAGCGGCCGACCACCGAGCAGCAGCCCATCGCGTGCTACTCCGGGCTGCAGACGTGGGTGGACAACCTGCCGACAACCGCCGCACCGCTCGAAGATCCCGGACAGGTCAAAGGGCTGATCAGTGGCGGCGAGCTTGTGCGTCTCGGTATTCTTGATGCCAGCACGCCGGCGCCGGCGATTCCGCCGCTCGACACCGCCACGTACAACGCGTGCCTTGTCGCGTTCAGTGACACAAAGATGGCCGCGCTCAAGCTGGCCGCCGTCCTATCCGGACTGGCGAAGGGCCGAAGTCTCGGCCAGACCGCAGCGCTGCTGAACAAAGCCTCGGCGCTTCCCGTCAAGCCGTAGTGCTGAAGTTCGGCCAGGAAGAGCGGCGCTTCGCACTGATGCGCTCTAGCGATGACGGCGTATCGCCGCACTTTATCTGCGACACGCGCGAGCAGGCTGACCGCCTGAGCGACGCGATGTTCCGGTACTGGCACGTAAGGTCACTGATCGTGCCGATCGCAATCAAGGTCACGCTGCTCGACGAGTGAACGACGATGTGCAAGTGGGTGCGCTTCGCGGAGCGCCGGCCAGCGCCGGGCGATCCAAAGGAACTGCTCTGCGTGCATGCCGGTCGCCGTCCCTTCATGTACCACTGGTTCATTGATCGCGACGGTCACACCGAAGACGACGATTTCTTTTGGCTGGAAGGCATGAGACTGCCGCCAATTCCAGACTCGCAACCGAACGGTCGGCGCTACGTTGCCGACAGCCCCAAACGCAACGGAGGACCGCCATGAGCTACAAGATCATCGCATCGAACACGCCCGATGGACTGACAACCGCCATCACGGCGCAGATCGCCGCTTTGTTCTATCCCGTCGGCGCACCCTTCGTGCACGCGACCGACAGGACCGGCAAGGTGCTGTGCCAAGCAGTGATCGATACGAGCAACGGCATGACGAACTACGAGGTGCTGTCGGCAGCCACACCCGATGATCTCGCTGCTCTCGTCACCACTGCGCTCGCCGCAAGCTGGATCATTCTCGGCCAGCCATTCGTGATCACCACCGCAGCCAATGGCAAGAAGCTGTGCCAGGCACTGCAGAAGGGTGCGACCGCGCCGGCTGACGCAGTCACCGTTGCCGCGCTCGCGGCCAAGGCAGACCTCGTCACCGGCAAGGTGCCGGTCGCCCAGCTACCGGTGGCGACCAACGCCGCCAAGGGCATCGCGCAGTTCGGTTCCGGCACGACCGTCACCGCCGGCGCCGTGACGGTGCCGTAGTCGAAGGGATGGTATGGCAAGGAAACTGCCGGAGCGGCGCAAGCCGACACGGCGCGCCAAGTCGACGCGCGAACTGCGCATCGACCGCTTCGTCGCTCACTTCTTGATCCACCTCAATGGCCGCAAGGCCGCGATCGAAGCCGGCTACAGCCCGGATAGCGCGCGCTTCACCGCGAGTGAACTGCTCGCCGATCCGAAGATCAACGCCAAGATCGAAGTGGCGATGGCGGAGCGCGCTAAACGGCTCAACATGGAAGCCGACGACGTGCTGCGCGATCTCGTCGCGATCGCGAAAGCGGATCCCCGCGAGCTGATCGAACTACAGCGGCGTTGCTGCCGGTATTGCTTCGGCCTGGATCACCGCTACCAGCGCACGCCGCGCGAGATGCAAGAGCATCGGGCCGCCTACGACTTGAAGCTCCTCGACCTGAAACTGCTCGGCAATGAAATGGACGGGCTGATCCCGGAAGGCACGGAGTTCGACCCAGAGGGCGGCATCGGTTGGGATCCACGTAGAGATCCGAACGCCGAGTGCCCGGAGTGCTTCGGCGAGGGCGAGCAGGTCGTGGTCACGAAGGATCAGCGCGATATCAGCCCAGATGCGCGCTTGCTCTACGCCGGCACCAAGGTCAATCAGAACGGCGCGATCGAAATCAAGATGCACGACCAGTCGGCAGCACGCCACCTGATCGGCCAGCACCACGGCATGTTCAAGAAGGGCGTCGAGCTCACCGGCAAAGGCGGCAAGCCGATCGAGCACTCGAATCCACAGCTCGCTGAAATCTTCGCCGCGATCGCCGGTTCCGATGACTTCGTCGGGCCCGCGAAGAGCAGGCGGAAACATGGTGCGTGAAAAAACCAACCGAGGAAGAGAGCCAACGCGAGACGATACTCGCGTGTCTTAACGATCGCTGGTGGAGGCTCAACAACCTCTACTACATCATCGATCGATATGCGAATCGGGTGCTGTTCAAACCGAACGCGGTCCAGGCTCGCCTCGACGACGATCTCCACAATCTCAATCTGGTGCTCAAGTCTCGTCAGCACGGCGTCACGACATGGGCTTGTATTCGAGCACTCGACGCGATCCTGTTCATTCCAAACTTCCGCGCCGGCATCGTGGCGCACACGCAGTTCGACGCCACGAAGTTCTTCCAGCACAAGGTGCTGTACGCGTACGACAACCTGCCGCTGTGGCTTCGGTCCATGCGGACACCAACGCGCCGCGACATGCGCGATGGCGTGCTCGAGCTAAACAACCACTCAAGCATTGAGGTCAGCATCTCGCATCGTGGCGGCACGCTCAATCTGCTGCACGTGTCGGAGTACGGCGTGATGTGCGCGCTGTATCCGGAGAGGGCAAAGGAGGTCGCGTCGGGAGCGTTGAACACGATAGCGGCACCGAAGCCCGGCGAGCGGCCGAACGTCGTCGTCATTGAGTCGACGGCACACGGTGCGCACGGCGACTTCTACGAACGGTCACAGCGTGCGATTGACTTCGACCGCGTCGTGAAGGCTGGCACCGCGAAGCTGACGGCGATGGACTATCGCCTGCACTTCTTTGCGTGGTTCCACGATCCGAACAACACGACGGACCCGACCGACGTTCCGGTATCGGAACAGATGGAGGTCTACTTTGACGGACTGGAGGATCAACTCGGTGTCGCGCTCACGCGCGGTCAGCGAGCCTGGTACGTAAAGAAGGCGCTCGAGCAGGGCGAGCAAATGCGCCGCGAGTTCCCGTCGACACCAAAGGAAGCCTTCGACGCGTCGATCGAGGGTGCCTACTACGGTCTGCTGATGGAGAAGGCAGAAGCGGATGGCCGCATCATGCGGTTGCCGTTCAATCCGGGCCAGCCCGTCTACACCTTCTGGGACATCGGACGCCGCGACGCGACAGCGATCTGGTTCATGCAGGTCAACGGTCCGTGGTTCGACTTCATCCGGTTCTGGGAAGTGTGGGGCGAGCAGGCGGCCAAAGCCGCACGCGAATTGCAAAGCTACCGCGCCGACCTCGAGTACGGATTCGGCAAGCACTACCTGCCGCATGACATCGAAGTCACCGAGTGGATCGGCGGCAGCGACAACCGGACGCGCAAGCAGATACTCGAAGACATGGGCGTCAAGCCCATCATCGTCGTACCGCGCATCCCGAACGAAGCCGACGGCATCGACATGGTGCGCCAGGTGCTGAGCCGCTGTCGCTTTGATTCCGTGAACTGCGGTGCCCCGATCCCCGGCGGCCCGCTGCGCGGCGGCATTGAGTGCCTGAAGAACTTCCGCAAGGAATGGAACGAGAAAACCGAGACATTCAAGGAGACGCCGCGGCCCGACTGGACCAATCACGGCGCCGACGCTTTTCGCATGTTCGCGCAGTCATTCCGCGTCGCCCGCCTTCCCGGCAAGGGCGGGCGTGGTTCCGACAACGGCGAACCGAAGGACCAAAACTGGAAGACGCTATGAGCGAGCAACACGAGAGTGGCATCAACAAGTACAACCCGTCGAAGGACGAGTGGATCGAAATCCTCGAAGCGCTGAAGGGGGAGGTGCGCGACGGACGTCTCGTCGCCATCGTCTTCGCGCTGCAAGACAAACGCGTCGACAAGACGATGGTCGAGCATTTCGGTGCGATCGACTCGACGGAGTGCGCGGCGCGCGCAGTGCTGGGCAAGATCGCGACCATCGCGCAGAGCACCGGCAACCTGTCGGTGGCCCAGGCCATCCGCAAGGAACTCGGCGGGAACACGGTGCAGTGAAGCGCGCACCGATGGTCTCACACCATACGAGCACCGTGACGCTGGTCATTCAACATGTCGTGGTCGGCAAGCAGGCAGCGAACGTCCAGGACGCGCTCGTCGAGTTCGTCAACGACATCGCCGGCGGCCGCGCGCTCAACAGCAACTACGAGCGCCACATCCAGCAGTGCGGCGCGCGCATCGATGTGATCCAGAGCGTGCACCCCGGCAGCGGGATCAATGGTGCAGCCGTCGAGGATGTCGTCAGCGGCGACGGCAACGACGCGCTCAAGGAGCGGCTGCTCGCGATGCGGGAGACGCTGAAGTACTTCCCCGGGGGCGAGAACGACACGGCAGTCGGCCGCTTCGCATACGACGCGAAAGAATCGGCGAAGGACATGCGCCAACTCGTCGCCCAGCAGCTGGCCGCGATCGGAGTAACCGATGAAAGCGGCGCCTAAAGGCTATCTGTGGATCGGCGAGAAGGGCGACCTCTCGCTGTATCTGACGCACATTCAGTTCAACATCGGCGACGACGAAGAACCATCGCTGTACATCCGCAACGAGCACCGCAAGACGCCGGGTGGCGGCTGTCCCGTTTATCTCCTGCCGCTGCAGGATCTCTGGATGTTTCGACCAGAAGACCGCGATCGCGGCAAGCATCACAAGTACAGCGAGATGGATCGGCGTCTCGGCAATGCGTGCGTCGCGCTCTATGGCCTCGACGTGCCGGCATACCGCTTCCGGATACACGACGCGATTCTCGAATTCGCGGACGACCTCAAGAACACGCGCCCGCCGGAAGGAATGACCGGCGAGGAATTCCGCAAGCAGCTGCAGCGCCACGGCGTCTCGCTGAAGGTCAACGGTGAAAAGGTGATATGAGCGAAATCGCAGTTCGTGACACCGGCGTATCGAGAGAGCCCGGCAGCGCCGAACTTGCGAACAGCGAATCACCGACAGACGCGCCCCCGAATCCGCTCGACAGCGAAGAGGCGCTGCGCGAGCACCGTCAGATGTGCGAATGGTGGTGCGAGTCACGCGACCTCACCGCGGAAAACCGAGCCGAGATGGTGCTCGACCACGAGTACTACGACAACCATCAATTCTCGCCGGAAGAGAAGGCGATCCTGGCCGCACGTGGTCAAGCCGCGATCGTCTACAACAAAGCGGCACTGACGATCGACTGGCTCACCGGCACGGAGCGTCGCACGCGCGTCGATTACGCCGTCCATCCTCGCAACGAGGACGGGCTCGAAGACGCCAAGAACAAAGAGAAGCTGCTCAAGTACCTGTCGGACGTCAACCGCACCGGATGGGAGCGCAGCCGTGCGTTCAAAGATGCGGCCATCGGCGGCATCGGCTGGCTCGAACAGAGCATTCGCGGCGACAGCACCGACGAGATGCTGCTCGACGGCTACGTGCCGTGGCAGCAGATGTGGTACGACCCGTTCTCGCGTGACTATGCCTTCAAGGATTGCCGCTACGTCACGCGCCGCAAATGGCTCGACCTCGACTTCGGTATGTCGCTGTTCCCCGATCGCGCCGACATCATTCGTCGCGCATCGCGCTCGCATCTGTACGCTGACGAGGACCTGCTCGACGACGAGATGGATCTCCCGCAGCCGTTCCGTCGCTACGACACGAACGGCGTCGAGGTGGTTCAGCGGCGCTGGTCGTCGCCGTTCCCGAGCGACGGTGGCACCACACGACTACGGGTGCCGATCGCCGAAACGTACTGGCGCCAACCGCGCCGGATAAAACGGCTGTGGGGTCTTGAGTTCCCCGGTGTCGAGTTCGATCCGAACAACAACGATCACGCGCAGGCGCACGACAGCGGCTACTACAGCCTGACCGACGCCGTCACCAGCGACATCCGCGTCTCGATCTGGGTGCCGCTCGGATTGCTGTACAGCGGCGTCTCGCCGTTCAAGCACAAGCAGTTCCCCTTCACCCCGGTCTGGGGCAAGCGCCGCAGCAACGACGGCATGCCGTACGGCACGATGCGCGGCATCCGCGACGCGCAGGACGATCTCAACCATACCCATAGCAAGATCAAGTGGATGCTGTCGTCGGCCCAAGTGATTCGCGAAAAGACTGCCGTCGACGACGAAGACGCCGCCGAGATGCGCCGCAACGTCGCGAAGCCGAACGGCGAGATCGTCGTCAACGATGGAGTGCTGGCGCAGGGACGTTTCAGGATCGAAACGCACATCGAGAAGGCCAAGACGCTCACCGAGTTCGCCGCCGATGCAACAGCGCACATCCACGACGGCAGTGGCGTCAACCGCGAGCAGCTAGGGCGCGACACGAACGCCACATCCGGTCGCGCCATTCGCGCGAAGCAGGAAGAGGGCGGCGTCTCGACGGCGGAGCTGTTCGACAATCTCCGCCTCGCCGTCCAGCTCTGTGGCGAAAAAGATCTCGCGAACATCGAGCAGTACATGACCTTGCCGATGCAGGTGTACATCTCCGGCGAAGGCAAGCGCGGCGGCGACTGGATGCGGTTGAACCAGGTCGAGCAGATGCCCGACGGGTCATGGAACGTCCGCAACGACGTCACGAAGCAGCAGTGCAAATTCATCGTCGACCAGCAGGACTATCGCGAGTCGATTCGCCAAGCCCAGGCCGAACAGTTCTGGGACATGCTCGGATCGCTGCCGCCGGACGTGATCATGAGTTTGCTCGACCTCGCAGTCGAGTCGACCGATCTGCCGCAGAAGGACGAGATCGTCAAGCGCATCCGAAAGCTCAACAACCAGCCGGATCCCGACACCGAGAACGATCCCGCGGCGCAGGCACAGCGCCAGCAACAAGACGCCGCACAGCAACAGGCGGAACAGGAACAACGGCAACTCGAGATGCGTGCAGCGCTGGCCAAGGTCGGTTTTGACGAAGCGCGCACCAGCGAGATCAACGCCAAGACGAAGGGACTCAATCTGAAGAGCAAACAGCAGGCGATGGATATCGCACAGCTGCTACGGGACTTGCTCCCGTTGGCGCCGGCGGCCGATCGCGTATTCGAAGGCACACAACCCGAGGATGTACCCAGTGTCCCCCAACCAGCAGGACAGTAACGAACTGGCGGCGAACGATGTCGCTCTCACTGCAAGCGAAAAGGCTGCACTCGAATCACGGGATCCCGGCACGGGTGATGTGAAGGTGGAAGCACCGACTCCAGCCCCGGCGCCAGCTCCAGCTCCGGCACCCACCGAAGCGCCGGCACCGGCGCCCGCGCCCGCCCCGACAGATGCACCAGCACCTGCGCCGGCACCGACTCCGAGCGGTGACGACAAAGCGGCCGCAGATGCTGCAGCCGCAACCGCCGCTGCAGCGGCGGTTGCGACACCAACACCGGCGCCCGCGCCTACTCCGGCACCAACGCCAATCCCTGGCGGTGTCTTCACGCCGAACCTGGCGCCGACCGACAACCGTGATTTCGCCGGCGAGCTGAAGAAGCTCAAAGACGACTACACCGCGAGCATTGCCGCGCTGGAAGAGGCGAACGAAAAGGGCAAGGTCGACGACGACCAGCTCGAAGCACGTCGCGCAACGATCGACCAAGCCTACGAGGATGGTCGCGAGGAAGTGATCACCGCGCGCACCACGCACAACGTGCAAAGCGCGCTGGCCAAGACAGTCGCCGATCAGGGTTGGGAAGCGAACTACAAGGCGTTCCTACTCGTACCGGAGAACGCGCTGCTCGCACGCAGCGCCGATCACCGCGCGCTGTGGGAGGCCTGCATGAAGCAGGAGGTCAACGAGGCAGCGGTCAAGGCCGAAGTGCTCGACGACTGGTCGCTGCTGACACGCAGTCGCGATCGCCTGCTCCGCACGATCGGTGTCGCGCCAGGCGCGCCTGCACCCGCTGCGGCGCCGGTGGCAGCACCTGCACCAGCACCGCCGAATCGCAACCCGCCGCTCAAGGATGTGCCGCCGACGACGTCGCGCGCACCCGCCGCGCCGGTGCCGTCGAATGCCGGCGTCGAGGAACTGGCGTCGCAAGGCATCCAGGATCTCGAGCGACACATGGCCACGCTCAGCGACACGCAGCGCGAAGCACTGCTCAAACAACTGCCCGGTTCGTTCGTGGATGACTGAACTGAATGCCACTCATCATCGAGCTCGAGCCGGGCGACATGATCGTCGTCCCCAACGACAGCGGGGCAAAGATTCAAGTCGAGGCTAAGAGCGGACGCCGAACACGCATCTCTGTTGACAGCTCCAAACCGGTGCACGTGCTGAAGGCGAAGGAACGGCCTTCGTCCCCCGTGAGCGCGCGCCCTATTCCAGGAGCACCCGACGCACCGTTGCGTCGACCGAAACCCTGATTCACACATCTCTCCGCGCACAAGTGCGGGGTTCATATCCAGGCGCAGAAGTGCCGTATCGAGAGGAATTTCGACATGGCAACTGTAGTTGGTTTGAACGACAACAAGGCCCGCAAGCTTTGGAGCGCGGATCTCTTCGTCGCTGTCAGCCGCATGAGTTACTTCCAGCGGAAGTACATGGGCGACGGCGAGGAAACGGCACTGCCGGTGATGATGATCACCGACCTCGAGAAGGAAGCTGGCGAACAGGTCGTCTACGACCTCAGCATGCAGCTCGCCGGCGACACGATCGAAGGCGATGCCAAGGCCGAAGGCCAGGGCGAGCAGCTCCGCTTCGGTCAGGATCGCGTCTACATCGACCAGGCCCGTAAGCCGGTCAGCTGCGGCGGTCGCATGACGCGCAAGCGTACCGTGCACAACCTGCGTCAGGTCGGTCGCAATCGTCTGCGCGAGTACTTCGCTCGCTGGTTCGATGAGCAGATCTTCATCTACGCCGGCGGTGCCCGCGGTATCAACTCGGACTACAACCTGCCGCTTGGCTGGGCGGGTCGCGCCAACAACGCGATCAGCGCTCCGGACAGCGACCACATCTTCTACGGCGACGGCAACAGCAAGGCAACGCTGACGTCGGCCGGCAAGATGTCGCGCGACGTCATCGAGCGTGCGAACGCAGCGGCCGGCACCATCGGCGGCGGCGCCACCGACATCCCGGAGATGCAGCCGATTCGCATCGCCGGCGGTGAGCACTTCGTGCTGGTGATGTCGACATGGCAGGCGTTCGACCTCAAGACGTCGACCACCACGGGCGACTGGCTGGACGTGCAGAAGGCAGCGGCAGCGGCCGAGGGTTCAGCGAATCCGATCTTCAAGGATTCGCTGGGCATGATCGGCGACACCGTCCTGCACAAGCACAAGGCGGTCACGCGGTTCAACGACTACGGCGCCGGCACCAACCTGCCGGCGGCACGCGCCCTGTATCTCGGCCGTCAGGCCGTGGCGGTCGCGTACGGCAGTCCGGGCGATGGCCAGCGTATGTCGTGGAGCGAGAAGGAACTCGATCACGGCAACGACATCGAGATCTGCGCCGGCATGATCGTCGGCGTGAAGCGGACGGAGTTCATGGTCGACGGCACGCCGCACACCTTCGGCATGTTCGCGCTCGACACGTACGCGGCCAACCCGAACGCGTAAGCCCAGCCGTGGG